GGGCCTGCCGACGCAGACCGCGGGCAACGGCACTGACGTCCAGAAGCTGGAAGAACTGGAAAACTCCATTATTGAATATTTGCGTCCCGGTGAAGATATCGAATTTGCCTCCAGCAACCGCCCCGGAGCGACGTTCCAGCCGTTTGTCCGTTTACTGTTGACGATGCTTTCGATTACGACCGGCGTCCCCTACGAACTGATTTCCGGCGATTATCAGGGACTGAATTTTTCCACCGCCCGGATCGTGCGCAATGATTTTTCCCAGCAGCTCCGCCCCATTTCCTCCCGGCACATCCGGCAATTCGGCCTGCCGACGGTAACCACGGCCATTGATATAGCAGTGATGACCGGCAAATTGATGCTGCCCGGATACTGGCAGAATCCCCGCCGCTATTGGTCGTCGGAATGGCAGCCGCCCGGAATGGACGCCGTCGATCCGCTGCGCGAAGCCAAGGGGCAGATAGAATCTATCAGCTATGGCCTGAAATCGCCGCAGGAAGTCGCCCGCGAACGCGGCCGCGACCTGGAAGACATTTACAAGGAAATCCTGGCCGCCCGTCAGCTCGCGCAAGAAATGGGGCTGACATTTGAAGCCGCCAACAAATCGCTGAAAAGCAACCCCGCGGCCATCAACAACGAGGAGGCTTAAAAAGATATGCCGAACACAAACAAACCCACAAAATCAGCCCTCAGCTACCGCAGCGCGCCCATTGCGCGGCGCTCCGAAGGTCCCGCCACGCTGGATGAAGAAAACCGCTCCGTGGAAGTAATTATGAGCACCGAAGATCCGGCGCTCGTTTGGGATTGGGAACGGGGACTTGTCAACGAAGTGCTGCTGATGTCCGGCGCACAGTTACCGGAAAGCAGGCAACTTGTTTTACTGGACGCCCACAGCCGTTATGAAACGGCCAATATAATCGGCTCCGCCCGTGAAGTGAGAATTGAAAACGACGCCATGATCGGCCGGGCCATATATTCCACCGCCCCGGAAGCGGAAAGCCCGTGGATTAAGACGCGCGAAGGCCACTTAACGGATTATTCCATCGGTTACCGCGTTGATGAATCCATCTGGGTGCCGGAAGGACAAACCACAAGCATCGAAGGCCGCATCTTCCAGGGGCCGGTTAAAGTAGTCACCAAATGGACGCCGCGCGAACTTTCGGCGGTCCCCATCGGCGCGGATCAGAACGCCAAGGCAAGATCGGAAATAAATCAACAAATCAACAAGGAGGATAATATGAATCCGCAGATTAGAGCAATGCTTGAGGCAAAGGGGCTTCCCGCCACGGCTACCGAGGAAGAGGCAATCGCCTTTCTGGGCAATATGGAAGCGAAAACAGAGACCAAAACCGAAACCGACGAAGAGAGATCCCGGCAGGAAGAGAAAATCCGGGCTGAAGCCACCGGTACGGAACGCGAAAGAATCCGCGAAATAGACGGCATTTGCGAACGCTACGACTGCCGCGATCTGGCGCGGGAAATGATCATCGGCGGGAAATCGCTCGAAGAAGCGCAGCGCGCCGTCCTGGATGCGATCCATGAGAGATCGAAAAAATCAAATCCCGGTGCATCGGGCATTATAGTTGTCGGCCATGAACAGGATAAATTCCGCGCCGCCGCCGAACACGCCCTTATTTTGCGCGCCGGAATGACCATCGAAAAGCCCGCCCCCGGCGCACAGGAACTGCGCGGCTATACCCTGGTGGAAATGGCCCGCGAATGCCTGCGTGTAGCCGGACTGGATCATCACGGATCCATCAAGGAAATGGTCGGCCGGGCGCTCACCAGCTCCGACTTCCCGAACATCCTGGCGAACCTGGCTACAAAATCCATGCAGCAGGGCTGGGACGATGCTCAGGAAACCTGGCCGATTTGGACCGGCGAAGGCTCCGTTTCTGATTTCAAGACCTATTACGATAACGGCCTATCCGAATTTGACGATCTGGAAGAGATCCCCGACAGCGGTGAAATCAAGATCGGCGGATTCTCCGAAAAATCGCCGGAAACCTACAAAATCGCCAGCTACGGCAAGAAATTCAAGGTGACGCGCGTCATGATCATCAATGACGATCTGAACGCCCTGACCGCCCTGCCCGCCAAGCGCACCGAAGCCGCCAACCGCAAAATTGGCGACATCGTTTATGCGGTTCTCACCGGCAACGGCAACATGGGCGACGGAAACGCGCTGTTTGATGCGACCAACCACAGCAACGACGCCATATCCGGCTATAAGAGCGCCCCCGGAACGGCCAACATCGCCGAAGCAATCCGGGCGATGAAGTCGCATAAGGACATTGCCGGCAAGCGCCGCCTCAACATCCGCCCGCAGTACTTCCTGGCGCCTGTATCCCTGGAAGGCTCCGCCGAAGTGTTTTTCCGTTCGGAGAGATTCTCTGACAGCAACACAGTAGCGACGGATTCCAGCCTGGCCTCCACCCGTGTCAATCCCTACGCCGGTAACTACTTCACCCGCATTTACGAGCCGCGTCTCGACGACGATTCCGTAACCGCCTGGTATCTGGCCGGCCCGAAGGGAAGGACGGTTAAAGTAATGTTCCTGAACGGTCAGCGCGGCCCCATCCTGGAGATGACCCAGCCCGGATTCAGCGTAGAGGGCTTCGAATATGCCGTTGTGATCGACGTCGGCGCTTACGCTACCGATTACCGTGGCCTGTACCGGAATGAAGGAGCGTAAAACAGGATAAAGGTTAAAGGTTCACGGTTAAAGGCTGTGAATAGTGAATTGTCATTGCGAGCCGCCTCTCAGGCGGCGTGGCAATCTAAGACATAAACCCCTAATTTGGAGGAAACATCATGGCAACAAATAAAGTACAGGACGGAAATCTCCTGCATTTGACGGTAGGATCGACAGTAGTATCCGGCGATCCGGTTGTGGTCGGCAATGCCATCCGCGGCGTTGCCCAGACCAGTTATAGTTCCGCCGATGGCAAAGCGGTTATCGACACCGAAGGCGTCTACGATTTGAGCGTCAAGGCGGTGGACGACGCCGGAAACAGCACCGTAGCGGTCGGCGACAGAATTTATTACACCTCGACCGATACGCCGGTGTTATCCAAGAAGAAATCGGGCAAATTCTTTGGTATCGCCCTGGAAGGAATTACCACCGGAACCACGGCCACGATCAACGTCAAGATCGTTCAGCCTTCCGGCGTGGACGGTGCAGCCTACAACGTCTTTGCAGCCGGAAAATATACCGTCGTAGCATCCCCGGCGCCCAGCACAACGACGACAATTTCGGTCACTGGCATTCTGGCCACGGACCTGGTATTTGTTCAGCAGGGAGTCGATTCCGCGGCCTCTCCGTCGAATCGCATCCTTACCGCCGTTCCCCAGGCCTCGCCCCCGGCGATCATCGTCACAACCGAAGGTATTCCGACCGCAGCCGACACGTTCCAGTATCAGGTCTTACGCGCAGCAAGCTAAAAGATAACTGATTAGAACAAGGGGTTGCAACCCCTTGTTCTAAATTTCGAATTATGGGAGTTGGCTCGATGGAACTGGAAGCAGTTAAAGTAGCGGTTAAAGAAGCACTGCAGGAAGAACTGAACGAATTCTATATAGATCGGGAAGAGCACTACAAGCAGCACAAATTTATTGAAGAAATGATCAATTATACCGAACAGTGCAAGGGCGTTTTCCTGAAAACTATCGTTACGACAATCGTCGGCGGAGCGATAGCTCTAATGATCGTCGGCTTCGCCGTGAAATATGGGAAATAAGACATGGCATATTTAATCGGCGCACCCTGGCAGATTTATGCATTCTGGTTGGCTATCTACTATCAGGGGATGAGTTGAAGGATGATTACCAAAACAGTGCGGCGCAAAGAAGCTGCAAAAAAAGCAAAGCGGCAAAAACGGAAAAAGAAAAAAAGCTAATAGTTCATGGCTGATAGTGAATAGTTGATAAGTGTCATTCCCGCGTAGGCGGGAATCCAGAAAGCAGCAAGAACATGAAAAACAAAGCACTAATATTCGTAAGTATTTTAATGGTAACGGTCGCCGTGTCGGGCTGCACATCCAGCCGGCTGGCTACCGGTATCGGCGTTAGAATCGGCGCCGGTTATCAAACATCGGCTCAAGATGGGCTGGCTGCGGCTGACTCGATCAAGGCGTGGCCCTACATATCAGGGCAAATCCGGGGGATCTACGCCAACGATTACGAAACCGAATTGCCGGTCAAGGTGCAGCAAATTATTAACGCCCTGGACGCGCTGGCGGCAAAAGAAAATCTGACCGACCAGGAAAGAGGCGAAGTGATCGGTTATTACATCCGCCTGGAAGCGCTGGCCCTGGAATTTGGCTGGAATAAATACGGCGTCAATATATATAGCCTGATTGTCAAGTATCTGGGGGGATGATTATGAAGGCAGCCGTAAAAAGCACGATCAAAATTGAGCGAATCGCCGGCACAAAATATGTCCGCACGATTGCACCGTTTCCATTTTATTCGGTGATCCTTGGCCGCTGGTCGGAAATTCCCGCAGGTTTTTTCTACGACGAAGAGTCGATTCCAGTTTTACGGGGCACTAACCCGGAAGCAGGGGCGATACACGATTATCTTTGCCGGTATGACAGCGATCCAGTTGTGGACAAACTCACGGCAGCGAAAGTCTACAAGGAATTTCAGTCGTATTATAACGCCATGAATAAAGGCTGGTTTGACCGAATCTGGAACTGGATCAAACAGCGCGTCAAAACAGATGCCGTTATTGTCGCCCCCGGTTATTTTCATCAGCTGCCGGTAATGGCGACTTTGGAACAAGTACAAAAGGAGCTGAGTTAATCATGACCGATCCCTTCGCCAAAGCCGTAGCCGACATATTCAATACCGCCGTGGGCGTGGATGCAACCTTCACACCGTCCGGCGGCACAGCTGTATCCTGCCGGGTAATCCTGGAACGCAACGTACTGATGCAGCCCTCATCCATGGATGTTCAGGTATTTGAGCGCGGCACAACGATAGAAGCGCAACTCGTGGAAATAACCAACGAACCGAATCGCGGCGACACATTCGCTGTCGGATCGGAAACCTTCACCGTGCAGTCAATAGAAGAAAACGACGGCATAACCGTCAAGGCGATAGTGACGTAAAAGCAGTGAATAGTGAATAGTAAATAGTGACGAGTGACAAGTCATTCCCGCGGAGGCGGGAATCCAGGAAAGAACATGGGTGCTTTTTCAATAAAAATAGACGAATCGGATCTGCAAAGAGTCACCGACATGTTAGGGGGGATAAAAGGACTTCCTGAGCGTGTTACCGTCCGGGCGCTGAATAAGACATTGACCGGCGTCAAAACCGACTCTTCCGCTGAGATCCGCACGGTAGTCACCGCGAAGAAAGCGGCCGTCGATGAAACATTTAAAATTCAAAAAGCGTCCACCGGCAACATGACGGCTTCCATCAGCAGCACCGGCAAACCATTGGCGTTGATAGATTATTCCTCCTGGCAGACAAAGAAAGGCGTATCCGTCCAGGTGCGCAAGGATCACACCCGCAAGATTGTTCCAGGTGCTTTTATCGCGACCATGAAGAGTGGCCACGAAGGAGTATTCTGGCGCGAGTGGCATGGTGGAACAAAAAAGCCGGTTGATCAGAAAATGGTATACGGCAAATTGCCCAAAAAATACCGATTGCCAATGAAAGAACGCTACGGCCCGCGTGTACCCGATATCATGAGCAACGATCCGGTAATGAAAAACATCCTGAGCAAGGCCGGTGACCGTCTGCACAGCAACCTGGTACATGAAACCGACTACGAATTTAGCAAATTATGAGGAACAAGGAACAAGGTTAAAGGATAAAGGTACAAGGTACTTTCACCTTTAACCTTGAACCTTGAACCTTTCACCAGAGGTGAAAATGGATACAATCCGCGAAACAATCATCAAAGACTTTTCATCCCGTGGAGCCGTCATCACAACGGCAAACGGCTACAATACCAATATTGGAGCCAATGTCTTCCGCGCCCGCAGAACAATTGATCCGGACGAACTGCCGGCCTGCGATCTCTGGCCGCAGCCGGAAAACGCAGAGAATCAATACGGTGTAAGCGCCTGCGTCATGAAACTGAAAATAGAAGGCATAGTTGCCTTTGGCTTGACCAATCCATCGGTCGTATCGGAGCAGATCCTGGGAGATCTGAAAAAATGTTTTCTTTCCCATTACGACACGACAACCAGCCCGCCCACCGGCTGGAACCGCTGCGCCTATATTGACGGCATTGTCTACACGGGCGGCGGCCTTGATGAATACCCGGACGAAGGTCAACTGACCGTCGGTGCATATATCAACCTGGAAGTAATGTACCACACAAAAATCGATGATCCATACGCTCAGTAAATAGTGAATAGCTGATAGTTGATAGCAAAAGATGTCATTCCCGCGAAGGCGGGAATCCAGGAAAGAAAATATGAAAAAGAAGCCTACTGGATTTGTTGCGATATGCCAATGCGGAGAAACTATTGGTGCAATTGATAATGACCGTACCGACAGAAAAGAAGCAGGCCGGATACTTGGGAAATGGATTGCTGATGGATGCACTATTGAGCCAAGATTTGATAGTTGTTGGTCTGTGGAAATAACGGGATGTAAATGTGAGGAATGATAAGTGGTTACAACCACTTGCTCTCCGCCTTCAGATCCTGGATTCCCGCCTTCGCGGGAATGACAAAAAAAGGAAAGAAAACCATGAATTTACAAAATAAAATACTTGTCATCGTCGGTTCCGCTCCCTGTGTCTGGGACGATATTGCGGCGTTATCCTCGATCTATCGGGGACAACGGCCCATGTATTCCTACGGCAATGAAAAAACCGCCTGTGACGTCATGCTTATTGGTTATGATTCTGTTGATAAATGCCTCTGGCCGGCAAAGTATTTCGCCACTTACCACCCCACGGAAATTCAGATGTCCAAAGAGCGCCGGGCTGCAGCGGGCGGAAACACTGACTGGGCAATTATTTCCCACCAGCAGCAGGACGGCTTGGTCAATATTATCATTCCGCTTGTCGGCGTTCCTTCCGGTTCATCGGCGCTTTTAGGCGTCCATGCCGGAATTCAGGAAGGCTATAAAAAAATAGTCGTCTGCGGCTGCCCGCTCACCGGCAAAAATGACAAGGGAAATGATTATGAAGTTTTCCGCAAAGGCTGGGAAGCGAAGCTCAACGAGATTAAAGATTATGTGCGCTCCATGTCCGGCTGGACGCGCGAACTGGTCGGAGCGCCAACAACCGAATGGCTGAAGGGCAGTGAATAGTGAATAGTAAATAGTGACGAGTGAATAGTCAATTGTCATTCCCGCGCAGACGGGAATCCAGGAAACAGAAGACATGAAAAAAATATTGGTCATCGTGGGCTCCGCGCCCTGCACTATCGCCGATCTGAAAGCATTAAAAGATATCGACGCGGATTATCTGGCCGTCGGGCTGGATGCCGCTGAAAAATGGCTGGGACGCTATGAATATTTTGCCAGTTATGAGCCGTTTGATATTCCGAGATTTTTCAAGAGACGCAGACTGGCGGGAGGAAATATGGACATAATCACTTACTCGCATGAGCCTTATTGCGATGAAGTGCTGCATGTTTTTCGGGAGTTAACACCGCCGGAACCGGAAAAAATGGGCTACAGCGGATCGTCGGCGCTGCTGGCAGTTAAGGTGGGGCTTCGCCTGGGCTACCGAAAAATAATCGTCTGCGGGTGTCCCCTGGATGCCGGGAAATACGTCAAATATCAAAGGGGCTGGCTGCTGTGTGCGGACATGATCCGGGACACCGTCCGTTCAATGTCCGGCTGGACGCAGTCACTTTTAGGCGCACCGACAGCAGAATGGATCAATGGCAGTAAATAGCGAACAGTTGATAGTTGATGGCTGATAGCTGTCATTCCCGCGAAGGCGGGAATCCAGAAACAAAAGAAAGGAAATTGAATGCTGAATAAAGTTGGTTTGAGAGATCGCCGCCGGAACTTTCTGGCACAAATGGCGGCCAAATATGGCTGGAAAAAGGGCGCGGAAATAGGCTGTCTGGTCGGCTGGACGCATTTTTACTTGCTGGACAATGTAGCAGGTTTGTCCATGTACGCGGTTGACTCCTGGAATGATCACAGCGGGAGCTGCGTCTATCCGAAGCATATCGAGAATCGTGCAGAGTTTTATGAGCTGGCCGGGAAATATGGCAACCGCTGCAACATTCTGGAAATGGATTCCGTGGAAGCGGCGGCGCGTGTGCCGGACGAATCATTGGATTTCGTATTTATCGACGGCGATCACACCTATGAAGGCTGTAAGCGTGATATTCTGGCATGGATGCCAAAAATCAAAAGAGGCGGCTGGATCACCGGTCATGATTACCACGAATTTCCCGGCGTAAAACAGGCCGTCGACGAACTGCTTTCTCCCGTTAGCTGCGCCGCCGACTTCACCGACGAAGTATGGGCGCGGATCAAAGGCGCGCCGGAAATAACCATCGTTTGCATCAAGGTCGGCGACAAGTACGGCCCGGAATACGTCAACAAGTTATATCGCATGGTGCAGCGCCATATTCATCTGGTCAGTTTTGACTTTGTCTGCATTACCGACAACCCCGAAGGGATTGACTCCTGCATCCGCACCATAAAGCCCATAAGCCATAAACCGGGATGGTGGCAGAAGATCGACCTTTTCCGGCCTTTCCTGCCCGGCATTAATACGCCGAAGATATTGTTTCTCGATCTCGACGTGCTGGTCATGTCCTGCCTCGATGAAATGATCGAAATCGACAATTATTTTGTCATCTGCAAAGACTGGCCGCCGGAATTGAGGCCGGAAGACAAAGGTTACAACTCATCGGCGTTTTTGCTGGAGGTGGGCACCCGGGCCGAAGTCTGGAATAGATTTAACTCGGAATCTATGAAGCTGTTCGGCGATCAAGACTGGATAACGTCCTGCCTGCCTAACGAAATGACGTTTCCCTACGACTGGACACCCAGCTACAAACTGCGCAAGCTGCAGGACGCCTGCCCGCCGGAAGCGAAAATCGTACTGTTCGAGGGCCGCCCCAAGCCTCCCGAATGCGGCGGCTGGGTAAAGGAAAAGTGGGGAAAATAGTAAATTGTAAATAGTGACGAGTGAATAGTGACAAGTAACGAGTGAATAGACGTCATTCCCGCGAAGGCGGGAATCCAGGAATAAAGAATCCCCTCCTCTTCTAAAGGAGGGTTAGGGTGGATTTGAAAGGATTGTGAATGGAAAACACATGGAGCAAGGAATTTGAAGAAATCTGGGAAAAAGGACAATACCGCCTGGGATCGACGTCCGAGCGGCTTGTTCCTTTTTTAAAGCAGTTTATCCCGAAGGGGGTGGAAGTCAATGATTATGGTTCGGGAACGGGACGGGCCGAACTGGGACTGATCGGCCATTGCGACAAGATCAACATGGTCGATTTTGCCGACAACGCGCTGGAAGAACCGACAAGAAAGCAGATCGGGGAAAAGCTCACCTATACCGTATCTCCCCTCGAAAAACTCCCGGATAACTTTCCGGTTGCCGACTGGGGAATCTGCATCAATGTCCTCATGCTAGTGGATCCGGAAAAGCTCGACGCCATCCAGCGGGAAATGCGCCGAACCTGCAGAAATCTGATTGTTGAGGTCTACGACTGGCCAGATGTCCGCCTGGGCAAGGACCGCACAACGATCAAGATGGATATGGACGGCTGGGCGGCGAACATGGCTCAATACTGGCCGATTGTCGAAACGCATAAGAGCCCGGAACACGCACATCGCTTTATTATAGTTGGTAAAGGGCGGGAATGAAGAAAATTTGTAAAGGATGTGGAGAAGAAAAGGTAATTGAAGAGTTTGGCAAAAATGGACTCCAGCCAAGGTGTAAAGCCTGCGTGAATAAAAAGGCGCGAGAATGGAGAGCAAAAAATAAGGAAAAGGCAAATAGCAGGGCACGGGAATGGAGAGCGAAAAATAAAGAAAAAGTGAGAGATGCAGTTAAAAAGTATCATCAGGCAAATCCAGAGAAAAAGAAGGCATGCGATCGAAGATATAGGGAGAAAAATCGTGAAAAAATAAAAATAAAAGACAAAAAATACAGGTCTGAGAACAAAGAATATCTTACAGCGGTGAGTAGGGAATGGCGTAAAAGAAATCGAGAAAAATCAAGAGAAATAGTGGCTAAATGGCAGTCAAAAAATGCAGCGCAAATGCGGAAAATCAGGAAAGAATATTCCGATAAGTTCTTTCATACCCCTAAAGGCCGTTTATGTAAATGCTGGAAAAACTATATCAAAGCATCTCTAAAAGCAGGAAGTAAAGCGGGGCGGAAATGGGAATCATTGGTGGGTTATACAATAGAGGAGTTGATGTCGCACCTTGAAAATTTATTTCTACCGGGAATGACATGGGAAAATCATGGATCATATTGGCATATTGACCATATAATTCCAAAAGCATCATTTAATTACAATTTTCCCGAAGATCGAGATTTTAAATTATGCTGGTCGTTACAAAATCTTCAACCGCTTGAAGCGATAGAAAACATACGCAAGGGAAGTAAAGTAGATGAAATATTTAAGCAATCACTAACATTATCAATTTAAATTTAGGAGGAATTTATCATGGCAACAGCAGAGAACGCTAAGCTGCAATATGAATCCGGGCAAAACAAAGTCGCGGCGGTCGCGCTTACCGATCAGGGAGATCATCTGGACTTCCGCAGCGCGAGCACTTTATGGAGTAACGCGGACGGATACACGCCCACAGTCACACCGAACGGATTAGTGACCGGTGGATTGGCGTCCATTGCCGCGTCGGGCGGCAATGACAAAATCGATATTGCGGCGTCAACCTGTTATCTGGCGGGCGTTCTGACTTCGGTCAGTGCTTCAGCCGATCTGGCCATTGCCAGGCCGACATCGACCCACGTCAAGTATTCGGTGACGGTTACATCCGGAGGCTCCATATCAGCCGTCAAGGGAACGGAAAGCACTTCCTTTTCCGATACCAGAGGCGCAGCGGGCGGTCCTCCGTATATCCTGCCGACATCCATCGAAATTGCTCAGGTCTGGCTGTCGTCCGCTACACCCGGCGTTATTACCGCCGATGAAATCAAGCAGGTCGTCGGATCCAGCTGTGAACGCTACGATTATCCCACCTGGGAAGTGAAGCGCTCCAACGTGGCCAACGGCGCCCTGGGATATGCCGGAGTACTTTTCACCTCCGCCCTGCCGTTGATTCACTCCGAAGCGTCGCCGGTCAATCCCGTCCCCAAAAAGGTTTATGCGGAATATTACACGCCGTCTTTCACTGATGTGCAGAAATCTTCGGATTTCGTTCCGGCGGAGGAAACATATTCCGTATCTTCCACACAGATATATGGCCAGACACTGGGATCATCCAGCAAGAGCCTCAAGCAGAGCACATTCACCGCGTACCTGAATGACGGCTTGTCCGACGCCCTGATCGCCCAGAAAGGAAAGAACCTCTGGTTCAAATTCTTCCCCAGCCGGTATAACAGCACCCCGTACATGCTGGAACAAGGCATCTTTGGCGTGTCGCGCACATTCCCCGCGGGAGACCAGATACAGGCCGCCTGCACCGTCAGCGCCGAAGAAGCGGCAGTGGAAGTGACAACAACATAAATAAGGCTGAAGACTGAAGGCCGAAGACCGAAGGGGAAAATGTCATTCCCGCGCAGGCGGGAATCCAGAAATAAAGAACAAGGGATTGCAACCCCTTGTTCATACGAAACAGACCTTCAGCCTTCAGTCTAAACCCCTTTTTCAGGAGCAAACATGGCATTCGACGTCAACAAATTTTTACAGACAAGTTTCAAACACCGCACCGAAGCGGTGCCCGTCCCCGACATGAAAGACTTTTTCGAGGAAGGAAGTAAGCCGGAATGGGTTGTCCGCAGTCTGACCGGTCAGGAAATAGGCCGCTGCGCGGAAGCCGCGACCAAGCGGGAATCAGTCAACGTGCTTATTTCCGGCCTTATGTCCACCATGACGAAAGAAGCGGTGGAAGCGGCCAAGGATCTGATAGGAATAGGAACGGATACGCCGCAGGACATCGCCAAACGTATCGAGCACCTTGTCGTCGGCTCCGTCGATCCGGTATGCCCGCTTGATCTGGCGGTGAAGGTTTGCGAAACCTTCCCGATTGAGTTTTACCAGATCACCAACAAGATCATGGAGCTTTCGGGGAAAGGCCAAGTGCCGGGAAAATCGACGCCCTCTGGCAGGACGCAGAAATCAGAGCAAGCCTCGCCCTCGGATACGCCAGAGGGAGATTCCTCTACGAACTGAGGCCGGATGTATTCCCGTGGGGATATTTAACCCCGATAGAAATAAGCCTCTGGGAAAGGTACTACCAGACGCTGAAAACAAAATGACAATGTCATGGCGAGCCGTCTCTCAGACGGCTTGGCAATCCCTGAGACTGCCGCGTCGTCCTTCGGTCTCCTCGCAGTGACAAAAATGATCATTCCCGCGCAGGCGGGAATCCAGAAACACAGACATCCCCTCCTTTTCTAAAGGAGGGTTAGGGTGGATTTAAAAACATGGCCGATCTCGAAAAAACAGTAAAAATCGTCTTTGAAGGTGAAGACAAGTCGCTTTCCAGTTCCGCCCGGATGGTTTCCGGCAAGTTCGAGGATTTAAGTTTCATCACCGGCCAGATCACCGAACCACTGGCTAAAGTTGCCGACGGAGTCCTGAAGGCCGATGCCGCCCTTGCCGCCATGGTTGTGGGCGGAATGGCGTTGGCGATAAAATCCTCATCCGATTTTAACCAGGGATTCGCCTTAATCAGCACATCCGTCGATGCAACCGGGAAAGACCTGGAACAATACCGCGATCAGGTCCTTGGCTATTCCGAAAATTCGGTCAAATCCATTGCCGACATCAATGCGGCGCTGTACACGGCGGCCCAGGCCGGAATCAAGTACAGCGAATCCCTGGAATTCATGGGCAAGGCGGAGCAGCTGGCCGTCGCCAACAACGCCAATCTGAACACAACAGTGGATCTGCTGACCGGCACCATGAATGCCTACGGCTATTCCATCAAAGACGTCGGGCACCTCAACGACGTCTTTTTCACCTCCACCCTCATCGGCAAGCAGACCATTGATGACCTTGGCCAGTCCATGGGGCAGGTTGTCGGTATCGCCGCCAATTTCGGCGTGTCGTTTGAGTCGTTGTCCGCCGCCATATCGACGCTGACCGCGAAAGGCATGGAAACATCGGAAGCCATTACCGCGGTCAAGGGCGTCATTACGACAATTGTCCAGCCGTCCCAGGAAGCGGCCAAAGCTGCGGCGGCGCTGGGGCTGGATTTCAGCGCCTCGGCGTTAAAAGCCCGTGGTTTTGAAGGAATAATCGCCGACGTGATGAAGGCGACCGGCGGCAGCGCGGATAAAATGGCGACGCTGTTCAATGAAGTGCGCGCCTTGAACGGAGCTATGCAGCTGACCGGCGACGGCATGGAGTTTTTCAACAAAGCCCTCAATCAGATCGAAAATTCTACCGGCAGCTCCGCCGCCGCGTATGAAAAAATGGTCAACACATTCAAGAATCAAAGCCAGATGCTGGCCAATACCGCTCAGGTGCTGCTGATAGATATCGGCACGAAACTGGAAGCGTCCGGTGCTGGTATCGCCGGGTCTATCGGCGATTTTCTGAAGGGTATCCATGCCGGAATCGAACAGGGCGCTTTCGATCCGCTCTTTGCCGCCCTGAACGAAGCATCCAAAGGGCTTTCCACCTGGTTCTCGGGCGTCGCCAAGGCATTGCCGGAAGCCATGCAGGGATTGGATTTCTCCAAACTGATTGCCTCGATCAAGGCCCTGGGCGGAGCGTTCGGCGAATACCTGGGCAATCTCGATCTGACCGACTTGGAAGATCTGCATGGATTCATTCAGAAAATTATCGACGGTATTGCCGGCTTGATCAAAGTCACTGAAGGCATGGTCGAAGGCTTCCGGCCCTTCTTCAC